TCTTCCCACAAGGGAAATATCAAAAGAAAAATTAAAACGCACAACAAACAGATTATTTACCATGTTGTTCGTTTGACCGACACGCTAACCAGCGGGATATTTGTCAATAGCCGCTAGGTCAAAAGCTTTGTTGTATACTCTGCCAAACGTTGGTTTTAAATGTTGTTCAGCACAGAGTGCTGGAAACCACGCATTTAAATAACCTAAATACCTGCTCGCGACGAAATTTTCGGCCGCGGCGGGTATTCCCGCAGCAAAAAACAGATTATTCCTAGTCGCCGGAAATAATCACCTACCGTAAATCTTGCAAATTATATTAACAAACTGGGTAGTTTGGCTATTTGGAGTCTGGAGCCTGAGAAGCGGCCTGTCGCAGCTCAACAAAGGTGCCGTCACGACTGTCTATCTCGTTAAAGAACCAGACACCGGCAGGATAGTCCGGCAAAGAGACCAGATACATTACCCCCTCGTTAAACTCTTCCACCGCCAGGATCACTCCTTCACGCCGTTGCTCACCATCAGTTTTTACCGTTACCAGATCGTTAGCTTTCATGCCCTACCCCATCATTTATCATTGATGTCAGTGTATTACAAAATGAGGTGAGAAAAATACCATACACTGGCAGTTAATCCGCAGCTCATCTGCGTAGCGCCTTTCTACAAGCGTAGCAGGCCATCCCGGCCGGCGGCTTTTTCACTTTCTTAACGTTTTGTCCGCAGAATCTTAAGCGCGCAACGGGTAGTCTGTTGCCTGGTGCTTCCCCCCAGAGAAGTACCTGCAAATGAAGAAGTAACAAGGAACTTTTGCCCGCAGACTTGCGGGCTTTTTTTGTCCTTTCAGCAGTGGCGCACTATAGAAACAAAAAATCATAACCACTAAAAACAACAAGTTATAAAAACAAAGAAAATCACAAAGCGAATCAAAGAGAATCTAAGCGAATTAAACTCAACCCAATTTTGCCAAAATGTGGACACTGTCCGCATGTTGGTACTCAAGCGGGTTAAATCTCACTGCGTCGAGTAGATAGTCAGGGGCAAAGTGCGCGTAGGTCATAGTTTGTTCGATCGTGGCATGACCCAAAATCTTTTGTAGGGCGAGAATATTCCCCCCGTTCATCATGAAATGAGAGCCAAATGTATGTCTGAAAACGTGCGTTGCCTGGCCGTTTGGCAAGTCAGGGATCAGCTTTTTGAGCAGTTGACGCACCCTCGTATAGCTCAACTTAGGGAATACCTGGCGCCCCACAATCGATGCCTTGATGTCTTTGAACAGCTCCGGTGAGATTGGGACGGTTCTATCTTTCCCGTTTTTAGTGTCCACAAAGGTGACGCGGTTTTTTATAATGTGCTCATCACACAGGCTTTCTACCTCACCGAAACGAGCGCCCGTAGCCAAAGCCAAGCGAACCGCCCGCAAGTCGTTCGGGTGCGTTTCCTGCAATAGCTGTGTAATCTGTGGATTGGTCAAAAACGCCATTTGTGAACGTTTTGTTTTCGCCCTCTTCAACCCTTTCATTGGATTGTCCCCCTGGTACTTACCAGCAGCGATCAATGCGGTAAAGACCCCGCTCAAGCGAATTTGCATATTGTTGATAGTCCGCGGGCTGATCCCTTCAGTGAGACGTGCCGCGCGATAATCTGAAAACAGCTCATGTGTAATCTGATCTGCTCGCGGGTACTTCATGTAAGCATCAAAAGCGATCAATGCCAGGTGCGTACACCGGCCAGCCTTCAGCGTTTGCCCGTAGTGCAGCCACCAAAGCTCAATAAACTCAGAGAACGGCCGCCGGTCTTTTGGCTTATCCACCCATCCCTTGTTGTGTTGTGTCGCGATTACCCACCGCTCAAACTGTTGGGCCTCGCCCTTGGTTGGGAATTTTTTACGAACACGTGGCCCGTCACGCCCTTGCGGGCGCACATCGACCAACCATTCACCATTTCCCTGAGGTTTTATGCTCATGATCTATAGCTCTTTTTTTGAACATGTATTCTTGATGACTGCAATATCTTCTTTCATAGCCTTTTGCTGAATTGACCAAGATGCTTTTAACGTAGGCTTATCACCATCAGTGGCAAACAATTGAAATGCATCGACAATAAATTGAAGTCTCAAAGAAACATCGTTCGATCTGATGATAGGGTCATTAAGGCCAAAACTACTTTGGTTAGCGAAGTGACTGCGCATTTGAGCGTATTGTTTGTTAAAGCTCTTAGCCCTTGCTTTTGAAAATTCACCCCTGTCAATTTCAAGTTTGTCTAAATCCTGCTTGAGCCACGGATCCATGAAAGAGGAGAACAAGTCACCGGCCTTCGACACTTCAGAAATGGCTAGTTTGCATCGGTTTGCCATATCTTCACTTGTCCCACTTTCAGCATTAGTGAAAAACGGTACAAGTAACAAACCAGTAAGCAAAATCCCTTTAAGATCACCAGAAATACTTTTCATGAGCAATTCCTCCTTTTCCCCATTTTAAGTAGATTTTATAGATGGTTAACCAACCTTCTGGCCGTTCTGGAGGCTGGACGTGCTTTCTTGCCCATCAGGGGAGAGAGCTGGGGAGATCTGCCCAACCTCTGGCATTTCCTTCCCAGTCATTAACCACATTGTGTATTTTTCAAACCGAGTATTTTGCGTGATTTTGGTTAACGCCGCGCCCCCTGGCTCAAACTTGCCCATCTCGTATTTTTCCATCGTGCTGGCTGGAATCTCAGTTATGCGGCAAAACTCCGCCTTACTGAGACCTTCTGCAATCCTGATTGCTTTTATTTTTTCACCAAGTGTCATTGACAGTACGCCTATATAGGATGTAGGCTTTCGGCAATCCTCCTATATAGGAGTGCTTTTAAGCCAAACGAAATAGATCCAGTGAGGATAACGCATGAAGGCTACAGCGCAAAGAAAGGTAAACGAAGTTAATCAAGCACGCGCGCAGGTTTACGGCGGCCGGCAGGCTGGCCGATCTACAGCAGAGAATCGCGCTACAGAAATGGCGCTGGAATACATCACGAAGAACGGTATCAAGCCGCGCATGACTCTTAAAGAGTTCGCCGAATTCTTCAGCATGCCTCTGGAGCAAGTGCAAAGTGATGCCCGCCGCAACTATTTACCACTGATGCCGCGCACCACTCCCGGCCGCCGTGAATTGATTCAGGTCAACATGGTTGCTTACTACGCCCATAGCCTTGCAGCAAGCGGGGACTACATAGCAAAAGCGGCGGCCTTCCAATGAACGCCCCGTTTTTGGCCGCGGCTAACCGTGTGCTCCGAATGTATGAACTGCGCCAACAGCAGATAACCCGCCGCGCACCAGACGCACAAGGCGAAATCGAGTGGGCCGCCGAGATGTTGTTAGACGTCGCGCGCGCCGCGGCTTACTCAGCCAGCAAGGAAGCGGTAACGCTGCGCGATGCCGCCGAATACTGGAAGCGTTACGGCAAGCAACCTGAATTTTTCCCCGAAACAATCGAGGCTTAACCCATGACAATCACCGCCAATTGCCCATCACTGGCCGCCATGCTGACCCAAGCGCATCAAATCACCCACCGCCGCCACACTCGCGGATGGCTGGAATTGCCAGACGGTCGCCACTTTCAGCCGACAGTCGCCGATGTGCAGTTTTTACCTGGCCGGCTAAAGCCGTATATGTCCCGACCGCGTCCGCGCTGGTTCGCTCGCTTGATGGGGATCTTTGCATGAGTTACGACTTTTTTATTATTTGCGTCGTTTTCCTGTGCTTGCTGGTTGTTTGGGCTTAGCTGAAAGCCCTCTCTAAACCCAGCGTTTACAGAGGGTTTTTAACAGGTGACTGTGTGCGGCAGAGGCAGGCAGTTGCTAATCATGGCAACAACTGAGGATACAAATATGGGATGGCTAGGATTTGGTAAAAAAGTAGCAGCGGCGAAAGTTGAGCTGAAAAAGGTTGAGAACCGCGATCTGATGGAAGCCATCGTCGGCGGTTGCCTGCTGGTTGCAGCAGCTGACGGCGAGATCGAGAAAGAAGAAACCGCCAAGCTTGATCAGCTGCTCCGCTCTAACCCGCGCCTGGGTCACTACGGCAATGAAATTACCTCACTGATCACCCGCTTCACTGAACAGCTGGAAGCCGGTTTTCGCGTTGGCCGCATGAACATCTTGCGCGAAATCGAAGACATTAAAAACACCCCAACCGAGGCCGAAGAGGTTTTCGTCAACATGCTGACGATTGCCGAGGCTGACGGCCAGATCGAACCAGAGGAACAGAAGGTTCTCGAAGAAGTCGGCCGCCGTCTGGGCCTGCGCATCGAAGATTATCTGTAATGCGCGCGCTGCTCGGTAACCTGCGCCTGATCGGCGTGTTGATCCTGGCCTTCATGGTTGTGGCTGTGGACTTCACCAGTTACGTGCTGTCAGTGGTCGGAGATCTGTTCTTTGTCGGCGCACTGGTCGTGCTGGCATGGCCGGCACTGAACAACAAGGCAGCATCAGAATAAACCGCCTTTCGCCGGGATAGGCACCGGCACCCAACACAAAGCGCACGTTCCGGGGCGTCACCCTGTGCGCTTTTTAATGGGTAAGAATATGTGAGGTGATAATGGGCGGCATGACAACAGAGCAAGTTCAATCCGTTGGCAAGTTCCTGACTAACGCTAAACAACTTCTCGCTACAGCAAGGCGCATCAACCCGACAGCGGTGTTTTATGACGGGTTGATGGATAGCCAGAAAAAAGCCGTTTGCACCCTGGGCAATATTGAAGGACGGGTGAAACTTTCCGCCAAACATATATCAATGAGGTTTGAGGAAATGAACAAAGAGGAACGGCGCGCAGTGTACCGCGGCATTAAAGAATTACAGAGGCTAGGCCAAAGAGTGCCGACGCTTTCAAATATCGGCGACTGTGATTAACCACACCTGATTAGCAATTAATCCAACTAAACAAAATGCGGACGCATTTATTTGCGTCGGGGTTTCTTCATCCTGAAAAAAGGTAATGCCATGACAGACAAAACCGTAAATCAACCGACCTTTATTGGCCTCGATCTTGCCGCGGGAATTATCGGCAATGAACGCCGCTCCGAGCGTCTCGCCTTGCTAGAACAGCTGGATCGCCGCCTCGACGAGCTGGAGCTGCACGGTGACCAGCGCGAGCAAATCCTGATCCGCCTGCGTCACTGGGTTTCATCCCGCAAAGCAATGACTGACACCACCGCGCAAGACGTGACGCCATGCTGATCCCGATCGCTATTGGCGCCACAGCCTTCATCGGCCTGGTGTGGGGTTGCCTGCTGATCTGGCTGGCTTGCCGGTGGTTCAAATTCTGCCGGGCCTTCAATCGCGCGGCGGAAATTCAGCCTGAACAACGTAATTACGATTAATTAAATCGGAGCCATAACCATGAAAGAAATAATGCAAAACATTCTAGCCAAACTGAAATATGCATCTGAGGCCGCCGCCTGGGAACCGCGTGTATATGACGCAGTAACTGAAGCTGCAAAAGTCATCGAGCACCAGGCTGCAACAATTGAATGCCTAAAGAACGGCCGCCTTGGGATTGGTGATTATCTCAACGAATTAAAAGAACGCTACCGTGTTCTTAAATTGAATAACGATGCAAATTTCCACCTCAGACAAAAAACAGAATTACAGCGTGATGCCATGCTGATGGCTATCGGGGGTACAGAAGACGGCAAAATCATTGATATCACTAAGCCAGAAGAGGCAACCGAGCAGGCTGTAATCATCATTCGTCAGGCATTTCGCGAACTGCAACAGTTACGTGATCTCGAAGAAATCCCGTTCGGCGCCGTTGAGCAGGATCATGAAGTGGCCCAGATGCAGCGCCAGGTCGATGAAAAAGATTTGTTGCTCCAACAGGCAAAAGAAAATGAACGCCGCGCGATGGATTGCTTTGCTCGCGCAGTGGCTTTCGCTAAAGGCGCTGAAGGTGATCCGTGCTACATCACCGAGCTGGCAAAAGAAGTTGCTGACTTGGCAGACGAGGTGCGGAAAAAATGATCCGCTCCTGCCTGAAGTGGGCCGGCGGTAAAGCCGGCATCATCGAAACCCTGCGCCAGCACCTACCAGCAGGCAAACGCCTGGTCGAGCCGTTCACGGGTTCCGGTACCGTATTTATGAATACGGACTATGACACCTATCTGCTGGGTGATATCAATCCTGACCTGATCAACATGTTTAACACCATAAAGCGTAACCCGTCCCGCTTTATCAGCTATGCCGCCTCACTATTCAGGGATGAAAACGATCCAGTTTCCTACTACCAATTGCGCGAAGAGTTCAACAAATCAGGCAACCAGTTTCACCGGGCCGCCCTGTTCTTGTACCTGAACCGCCACGGTTACAACGGCATGTGCCGATACAACCGCAGCGGCGGGTTCAATGTGCCATACGGAAAATACAAAGCGCCCTACTTCCCGGCCGCCGAGATCCGCGCCTTTGCTGAGAAAGCAGATAAGGCGCTTTTCCTGTGCCTGGATTTTGAAGAATGCATCGAGATGGCGAACGACGGCGACGTAATCTATTGCGATCCGCCCTACGTTCCTACGTCGAAAACGGCCGATTTCACCAATTACCACACCGGCGGCTTTAACTCTAACGATCAATATCGGCTTATGTATGCCCTACGCAAAGCAACCCGCCGCGGTTGCCACGTCGTGGCATCCAACAGTGACACCGCCGAATCCCTGAAGATTTACGGCGACTTCAAGATCTCCCATATCGAAGCACCCCGCGCGGTCAGCTGCAAAGCCGAGGGCCGCCAACCTGCGCGCGAAATTATCGCAACAATGAGGGCATCAGCATGAATACCAAACACAAAGAACCCCAGCCAGTGGCATGGCGCCATGACAATGGCCCTTTTGCGCGTGTAGCGATTACCCATTCAAAAAAAGTCGCGTCTCACTGGAAAAGCCTCGGCTGGGACGTCACGCCGTTATACGAGATGCCAATGTCATCAGTAGCACCAGGCGGTGTAATGAATGTCGCGTTCAACGATGTGATTGCCGAGCGCCAGCGGCAAATCAACGCGAAGGGATACACGCCGCAGAGTGACGATAGTTATCTCGCAGGAGTGCTGAGCCAGGCTGGGGCCGCTTATGCAGTTCTCGCCTCTGAGCTTCCTAATGCAGCACGCCGTGCTAAGCGCCTTTGGCCTTGGCCTAACGCGGATAAGTATTTAGCCAAACGCACAAAAAACACCCAGCGGGCGAGCCTGGTTAAAGCCGCGGCATTAATCGTGGCGGAAATCGAGCGTATTGACCGCTCCGCGGTGTTTGATGGTGCCCTCATTGGTGAGGGTACCAAACAGAATGTGGTAACAGCGCCGATCTCCACCGATGCGCAATCCTCGCTGCGAAATGAGGATGTTAACGCCGGCTGGGCACAGAAATTATGAGGGCATCAGCATGAAAACCCATGAGCTAAAGATTCGGCCTGAATTTTTGGACGCCGTGAAGGAGGGCAAAAAGAAAGCCGAGTTTCGTTTCAATGACCGCAATTTTGCAGTTGGTGATTTGCTGCGTCTCTCTGAGATCGATTATCTGCCGGGTGGTTACTACGGGCGAACCGGAAATCATGTCTATGTGCAAATTACTCATATTACCGATCTAGCCGAGTGGGCGGCAGGATATGTCATGTTGAGCATCGAGATATGCGGGCATGTGTAAATGACGCAAGATACCCGCGGACGCATTGATCCAACACCGCCGCTACCCTATCCGGGCAGCGGCGAAGTTGCTTTTGAATATGCGTATTCCTGGAACGTCAAACGCGACGCCATTGTCACCGAGCGGGGCGATAAACCGGCATCAATCCAGTTATTCGGCGCTACCGATCACAGTGGTGAGCCGGTACGCATTCCCCTGTTCGATATCGCCGGGCAGTTTTCTGTTGCCGATCCTGCACCGCGTCGCTTGCGCCGCCGGCTGGCCACCCTTCCCCAGTATGTCCGCCGGTATTACACGCAGCGCCTAAATAATATTGAGCAGGGCAAGGGCCAGAAAGCCGCTAACGGTTGGCTGGTAAATACCTTTGAGCGCCACGTCTTACCACGCATTGATGCAGTTAATGAGCAATACCAGATCGGCCAGGTGCCGCCGGCGCTAATACCTTTCCGCGATGATTTTTTCCGTATCCCATACAGCGGGAAAAAAGACCTCAAACGCCTTGCTAATCGCCTGGCTGATTGCATGACGGGTGAATTTGTCCGCCTTTGCGATTACTGGGCCGCTGCTGCTGACGATCTGGCCTTTGCTGTGATCTACGCCTATGGCCGCATTGGATATTTAACGCAACACCTGAACATGTTTGCACCCGGCTGGTATCAATACTGCAGCGGGCGCCTGAGCGCTGAAGAGGCAACGCGCGCCGTTGCCCGTCTCGAATCACCGGCATGGTGGTTGCGCCGCCTGCGCCGCCTTCATGACCAGTGGCGCGAACATTTGATGATCGCCGCTGGCTATGTCAGCGACAGGGCGACCCCCTACTGCAGCGATCCATGTCTGAAAGAATGGCACGCCCAGAAGAAAGCAAACCGCGAGTTTTTGAAGTCGCGAGAGCTGGAAGACGTGGACACCCACGAGCGTTTTTCCCTGGTCGACAAGGTCGACGGCAGCGTCGCCAATCCGGCGGTTAAGCGCGCCGAGTTAATGAACCGCATGCGCGGCTTTGAAGATTTGGCAAAGGCCAGTGATCTGGCCGGTGAGTTTTACACCCTGACCGCCCCGTCGAAATACCACGCCATGCAGAGCAAGACCGGGCGCCGTAATAATAAATATCGCGGCGCCAGTCCGCGTGACACGCAGCGTTATCTTTGCAAGGTCTGGTCTAAGGTGCGGGCGTCGTGGAAACGTGCCGGCATCCGCGTTTTTGGCTTTCGCGTGACCGAACCACACCACGACGAAACCCCGCACTGGCATTTGCTGCTGTTCCTCAAGCCCGAGCATGTCGAGCAGGCCCGCGATATCTTCCGACGTTACGCCCTGCAGGTTGATGGTAATGAACCAGGCGCTGAAGAATACCGCTTCAGCGTCACGCCAATGAATGAAGAGTTCGGCAGTGCAACCGGCTATATCGCGAAGTACATTTCGAAAAATATCGACGGGTACGCGTTGGACGACGAACTGGATCACGACACTGGCGCACCGCTGAAGGATATCGCCAAGCGCGTGAACGCCTGGGCGTCACGCTGGCGCATTCGTCAGTTTCAGCAGATTGGAGGTGCACCGGTAACCGTATACAGAGAGCTGCGCCGCCTGCGCGATCGCGATCTCTCGCTTCTCCATCCTGAAATTTCGCCGGCGCATACCGCGGCCGATGAGGGGAACTGGGCCGAATACACTAACGCCCAGGGCGGCCCGTTGGTCGAGCGGCGTCACATTCGCGTGCGCATCGGCTATGACATCACCGAGAACGGTAACGACTACGGCGACGACGTCATCAAGATTACCGGGGTTTATTCCCCGTTCACCGGTACGCAGTCAATGATTTATACCCGTTTAAACACCTTCAAGATTGTGCCAGCTAGCGCCGATCCGGTTTCGGCTGTTGACCTTCAGGCGGCAGCGCCGCCCCTCGGAGTTCTGTCAATAACTGTACGCGGTGCGCTGCAGGAAGAAGACAGACAGGGCAGTAATCCCAGCCTTTCCACCCCTGACATAGAAGCAAATGGCTGTGCCAACTGGCCGCCAGGGGGCAATTTTGAGGGGATGACACGCCGAGAACGGCGAGCCTTCAATGAGTATCTGATAGGAGAAGCGAAAAAAGCGCGCAACAAGCAGCCAGCGGAGCACCCGCACGCCAAAAAACCGGCGCACCTGGTCGAGAAAATTACCGACTTTGCGGCATCCATCGGGCTGACGTTTACCACGCTGGAGGCTGAAAAGTTAGCCGGGGGTGATGAACTGTCATTAAACGGCCAGCGCTGGCGTGCCCGTGCTGATGGTTCGGTACATCCGGCGCCCGTCAGTTACGAACAAAAGCGCAGCGCCATCATGAGCCGAGTGTTCGCGCTGAAAAATCATCGAGCACAGTCATAGCCAGCGATGTGGTACCGGCACAGTCAGAAATAGCTGTTCTGGCCATACCGGCAAATATAGACAGCGATGTCTTTGTCACCTGGTGCCGGTACCGCACAGACATAAATAGCTGTTCTGCAGCACGGTCATTTTTAACTATGAGGTACCGCAAAATGGGATATTTGGGCAGCAAGGCAGCAAGCGGCGCATACCAGGCAATTATCAGTCAGATGCCGCCGCATGACACATACATCGAAACGCACCTGGGCAGCGGTGCTATTCTGCTGCGCAAGCCGCCAGCTGCGCGCTCTATCGGCTGGGATATCGATCCGGAAACCGTCGAGATGTTTTGCCAGGGAAACCCGGATTTTCTGGACGAACAGGCGGAACGCCTCATGGTCGAGGTTGGCGACGCAGTTGAATTACTACGAGCCACTCCATTCGAACAGTACGGCCGATCACTGATCTACGTCGACCCGCCTTACTTGCCAGCAACCCGCACCAGTCGCGCACGGTATCGGTATGAATATACCGTCGACGATCACCGCCGCATGATTGACGTGCTGCGCACAGTGCCGGCCAACGTGATGATTTCCGGCTACCCGTCGGCGCTGTATGACGAATTGCTCGGCGGCTGGCGGTCTATTCAGTTCCAGGTGATGACCCGCGGCGGGCCGCGTACTGAACAATTGTGGATGAACTTTGCAGAGGGGAGCGCGTACAGCCATGCCTTTGCCGGTGCTAACTACATCGACCGCCAACGCATCAAGCGAAAGGCAGAGCGTTGGGCCAAAAACTACAGCGCCATGTCGGCGGCTGAGCAAACCGCAATTTTGGCCGAAATATTGAAAACCCATGAGCAATAAAAAACCCGCCAATCGGCGGGTTTCTTTTATCCGGGCTGGCCCTGCAGTAAATCGAGGGCTATCTGTTTATCTTCTGGCCGCAACAGACTGAGCAAGGTTTTGACCAGACCGCGGCCACCTCGGGCGCTGGGGCTAAGGGTATGCGAAAAGGTCATATTCATCACGAATGTATGGCCGCATTCTACATCCGTGCACTGACAATAGAGATCGGCAAATTGCGCGGTTTTCCGGTTGGTTTTACTGACAATGGCCGGCGCGTTGCACTCAGTGCAGATAATTTTCAGATTGCGTGACATAGAACCCCCGAAACAGCTATTTGTTATATTTTAACCGTTTCGGGGTCAAGGGCAAATTAAAGCGCCCAGCCGTATTGATACAGGAAAATTGACTTAATCCAGTTCCTGAAGAATGCCACTTCATCGGCAGTCAGTGCGCGGCTAAAAATTGCCACAGCGGCAATCTCTGCCGGCTTGCCGTTCACGCTCCCAAGAGCACCACCTAACGAGCCGATCATGATATTACCGCCAATCTCAACATGCCCACCTGGTGGCAGGCCATAGGCTTTAGCGGCGGTAACCCCTTTTTGTGTAAACCAGAAGTTACCACCATTCAGCCCCGCCGAACTACGCGCCTCAATGATCGCCCATTCGCCAGGCGTGTAAGGCGTGCTGAGTTGGCCCAGCGCGACACTCCCATCACTGCTGACCAGCGCATTGTTGTAATAGAAGCTGTTCGGGCGGAACATGATGCCGGTACCTTGTGACGTCCCGCCCCCCGCTTTAGGGCCGTTGAAGTTGGATAGAATAACTGATTCTTCAGCTGGATCTGGCGCCTTTGCAATTGCGATCAGTGTCATTGAGTCAGTATGTGCGACACCTGAATCGATGTAATCGACCAGGCTATGAAAGGTCGCACTCATGTCGTTAAGCACCGGTGCGCCAACAATGCGCCCGCGTTTTTTTCCCCGCACCAGGTTCCGGCTTAGGTTGCGAGCCGGGTCTGAAAAGTCGGGGTTTTTACAGAAAAAATTCAGGTATTCGAGGCCAGACAATGGCGCAGGGATGCCGTTCGAGCGGCGGATAGCCCGCGCCCCTTTTGAAACAATGGTCATGCCGATGTCGATAATGTCACTCATTTTTTAATTGCCTCGATACGGTACGCGGCGCACGCGTTGTTTAACGGATAGGGTTTATTGACATAGTTAGGCAGGTTTGCCGCGGCATACTGGCCGGTTCCTTCCCGATACTCATAGTTGTACAGCGCCCGCGTGGTGTCGGAGTCAAACAGGTTGCCGTCCCCGCTGTACGTCGTCTGGCCTGCGTACCACACGACAACCGGCGGCACTAAATCGCGGTCGGCCACGATGCGCGTAATGGTATCGGCTGCGATCTCCACTTTAGCAATGGTCGCGGCGCCAGCCGCATCAGACAGGCGAAAACCCTTGCTCTGGAACATCGTCGGGGTGATCGTACTGAACGTTTCCCGCCACTGCAGTGGAGGGTTCCAGACCAGGTGATCAGCTAACACCTCACGGCCTGAGTACGTGGCACTGATGGGCTGTAAGGGGAACCAATCCAGTCGACGATCGGCAACCTGGTGTATCACTTTCCCAATCTGCTGCCCTAACCAGCGATACCCGTTCGGGTCACGGTGACCACCGGGCTTTGACGGGACAAAGGCTTCAGGCCCGACCAGAAACACGTTATCGCGTTCGTTTTGCATTTCAATTTGAGCCATGCCAATAGAGAGGTTCGTCGAGTCGCGGGTGTACACATCACCGGTCTGCATTGTGATAAAGAACGGCCGTTCGGATACACCAAAAATGGCCGGGTTTTCAGAGGCAATATCATCAAAAAGTTTCCCCGATATCGCCTTGAACGCATCTTTATCAGTGGTTCCATCCGTGCCGAGATAGTTCCACTGGTTGCCGTTGTAGACACAGCCGGTGATCCCGCAGGTTAACGTGCGCCCAACCTCTGCAGATTTCGCATCTACCAGCGCCTTGATATTGTTCAGCGCCTTCAGTACCCGGTTTTCATAGTGACGAGACGGGGCACCTTTCGACAATTGTTCAACAGAGCGACCGGCAACGGCGCAATTCACTACGATGATTTTCCTGTTGGGGTTATCTGTCATGCCCTGCAGCTGCAACTGCAAGGCACGCCAAAGGTGCACCGCGCTGACCGCACTATCCTCACCTTCGCTGGTATCTTTCTCAGGCAAGGCAGCTATCTGTTCATCAGTAAGGCCCAGGCCGTTTGTCCCCTGCACCACCGCCCGCAGGGGTTGAAATATATTTTCTCCCAAAGGCACATAAGTGCCGCTCCGAGAATTGCCCCGCGTCGAATTGCCCACCATCAAAAGGTTTTCAATTTCGCGCGCAACTTTTGTTAACGCCGGCCAACCCTCCATTGCGGACGCCAGGGACTGGCCGTAAACCAAAATAATGCAGTAATCCCAGATAGCCCCGGCGATGTCATAGGTGATGCCTTTCGATTTTCTGAACATCGCGGCCAGCTTGTTGCGGTTATCACGCTCTATCAGCGAGTTATCCGGCGGCGTGGGTGGTGTAAGGGATGGCGCGCTATAAGCCTCTTCAGCCTGGAATTCGAAGCCCTGGGGATCGCATTCAATACGCCGCCCTTGGGTGTTCGTCGTGATGTAGAACGCATTATTTTCAATATCACGATTGCCGACAAAAGCGTCGGGGGTACCGAATCCCCCTGTTTTCTCAACCTCAAAGATTGAAAATAGGCTTTCATCACGCAGTGCGGCGGCAACCTCCCCGGTTTCTGGGCGGAATGCCTGCCCCAGAATGTGATCGGAAAGGGTTGAAACCTTCACCCCTTGAGTGCGAAAAACGGCGGGATCTTGGGTATCATTGACTGACACCGGCAAAATATCCTTTTCCCCCAGATTCTCAGCGGGTGCCAGTTCTGAAATGCGTTTAGTTGGCAGCGATTCGTCAGCCATTATTATTCCCCTGCAGGTGTTTCAAAGTTGAAGGTAAGGTGTAAACGTGAAGACACTTCCGGATCGGCGGCGATGGCCTCCGCAAGCATGCGCTGGACGGGGATCACCTCATCCTGCCGATAGGTTTCACGGGACTTGATCGGGTCACCCAACCCCGCGGTATTTTGGGGAATGATGCCGGCCAATCCCGCCGGGAAACGGTGCGCGGTGAGAACGTCCTGGGCACTGATATTTTTAACGCTCGCAAACTCGTCTTTCGCGCTGATGTCGCCCACCGGGATAAACTTCACTCCTTCTTTATCGCCGCCGGGGATGTTGATAAACATGTTGCGGAAATTGCCCAGCCCTTTGGTGCCTTCGATTTTTTTCTTGATCTCGGCTTCCACCTCGTCGGACAGATTGGGGTCAGTGGTGTAGAGGATGCCGCCCATATGCGCGCCGTTGTTGTAATACCGGCGGCGAAAAATGGTTGCCTCACTGTTCAGCAACGCGCTGTTGATACCGCCGATATAATCAGGCAGGCCGTAGATTTGTTGCTGTGGGTCGTACCGGCTAAAGAAAATGATGTCATCCGGGGAATAAACCAGCGGCTCCCCTTTCTGCAAAATGACGAACTCACCACTACGGCGAATGCGCATATACATCGACGGCAGCGGTTGCAGTCTGACAACCTGGCCCCAACCGTTTCGCACCTTCAGTAACGGCACGTCGCCGAACGTCAGCAAGTCGAACGTCATGGCCTCCAGTTGCTTGCGTGTCAGCCCTCCACCAACATAGTTCGATGTGATCATGTTCTTGCGGGCGTACAGCACCCCGCCATGCTGCGCGTTAGCATTTGCCAAGCGCGCTAAAGCCAACCGGCTGATCGGCGGTGTCCAGTGGTCATAGTCGTTGTCATACCAAACATCCTGATAATCGGTGCCGCTGGTCAGCACCAGTTCGGGCGGCCCAATAAAAATCGTGCTGCGATCGCCAGGGATGGGTAACCCTGCCGAAAAGGTTTTCGGCTGCTGTGCCGGTTTCTGGGCTGGTTTTTTGTTCTTTCTGCTCATGCCGCCGCCTGTGAAAATGCCCAGGTAGATTTACGCCGGGTGTCAAAGTTGAGGGGTTCGTTAATCGCTGCGTGGGAAATGGCGAAGAAAACATCGGCGTGGCCGTTCTCGGCGCTGCGCTCTGCCACGAACGTGATCGCGTTGCCGCTGCCGGTGACGGTTTTGCGGATTGCCAGGAAGCTGCCGGCGATGCCCCGTTTTTCAGCGTCCCATTCGATCCGGTCGCCTTCCACAAGGTCGACCATCTTCAGCACCAAGCGGGTTTTGGTTTCGAGGCTGTAATGGATGTCGCGAACCTCGCGCGGGGCAAATGACTGCACCCGCTCGTAAACGCCCCGGCCGATGCCGGTCACGTCGATCCCTATGTAGGTCATGCGGTAACGCTGCATGATTTTTTTGATCTGCTCTGCCTGGTATTTGAAGCTGTACCCCTGCCAGTGGTGGGTTTCCAGCACGCGGAATCGTTCGCCATCAAACAACGGTGGCGCGATCACCACAAAGGTAGAGGTATCGCCGCTGCGCGCCGGGTCAAAGCCTCCCCAGACCTCACGCTCGCCAAAAGGCCGTTTAGCTTTGGGGTCAAAGTCCTGCCAGATCTCCGGGTCAACCTCACACCGTGACAACTGGTCAAACTTGAAAACGCTGTCGCCGCTGTCCACAAAAATGCACATGTACAGTAGGTTGAAGGCGTCAATGCTGTGCTCGCCGCGCACACGGTCAACGGTGACGAATTTATCCAAGCCGCCGGCACAAGCATCGACCAGCGTCACCACGTAACGCCATTGCCCATCAGGGCACATCCGGCCGCCGTCGCGCAGTTCATCAAAGTCCGGGAATTTCAGTGCCTGGCGTTTCTTGTCGCTGCCTTTCCACTCGTCGCCCGTCCAGAACGGATAACCGTCATGTGTCTTGGCGCTTGGCGTTGAGAAGAATGTCCGGCGCCATTTGTCGTGCGTGGCGATCGCGCTGGTGACGTCCTTAAATACCTGGAATTTCGGCACCCAGAAGTATTCATCGCAATAAAAATGCCCCGTCTCGCCCTGGGCGGTATTCTTGTTGGTCGACAGGAAAATCAAGTTAGCGCCGTTGCTGAGCGTGATCGGGTTACCGGTCAGCGTGACGCCAAACATTTCGCGGGCAAACTTGACGATATAACGGCGGAATATTTCAGCCTGGCGCCGCGAGGCCGAAACAAAGATTTGGTTATCACCAGTCAGCGCGGCATCTTCCAGCGCCTCCCAGGAAAAATACCAGGTTGCCCCCACCTGCCGAGACTTCAACAGGTTGCGGATTGAATGGTGTTTATTGGCGCGCAATGTTTTCTGATAGGTAAACAGGCCCGTTTCGGCAAACTCATCGAAACGCTCTTTTGTCATCAGGCTAACGTCGTTCTTTTGCCGGCGGCCTTTACGCTGTGCTGGCGTATCTTCACCGGCAGACATAAAGCCGATATTGCCGCCATCACCTGGCGCCGCAGCGGCAAGCGCCGCAGCCATCTTTTCGGCGTGCTTGTTCTTCTGGGCAATCAGTTTGACGTGGTGCTCAATCAGCCGGTCGATTTCCAGCATTTCCAGTTCGGTTTTTTTATCCCGATGTGTCAGCGTCCTGACACGGCGCTGGATACAATCTTCCAGGCTTTCTTCTTTCAGTAATTCAGCCCAGCCGTATTTCTCCGCCCAGTGATAAACAATGCGGGCAGAGGTTAAATTGAGTTCGGCGGCGATCTCTTTCGGCGTCCAGCTTTTTAAATAAAGCGAACGCGCCACCTTTTTAATTGCATCGGGATATATAGCCATAGCCTTTATTATGCAGGGCAAGCATTGCCGATATTACAATTAAATATCGGATGCATTCGGATA